CTACAGTTGAACTATTATCTGTTCTTTATTTGTCATAAAGCTGTTCATTTGTGTGTTTTGAAAACACACACTCTTTTCAGAGAGGCTGGTTAATTTTGTAATATGCTGTTTATTCAGCATTGATGTTAGTCACGTATAGTGACCAACTTGTGGTGTGTAGTTGTCTATTATTGCAACAATTTTCTTTTCTTTTGTTGCTTTAAAGAGTTCAAAATTGATGAAAATTCTTTTAGATGCAGTGTCATGTTTCATGACTGGTTTAGTTGTGTTGCTGGCAACATACTAAAATTTTTCTTTCTTCTTTTTCTTCTAAAACTCCTCCTGGCTACCCTGAAGAGGTTGAGGCGAAACTCCTGGTGAGTCGGTAGAGCTAAACAAGAACCTTGGTGTACTTCGAACGTACACTGCTTCAACATAAATTCCCAAACTTTACCCGGTTTACTGCACGATCCGTGAAATAAGCAGATGTCTTCTTCTTTAGATTTGATTCAGAGCACCATTCCTGGTGCTTATCCATATGATTTAGTTGAGGTTGTTGCTCCCATCCCAAAACTGCAAAATATTGCATATCGGGCCGCTTTCTTCTTTGGATGGAGCTGCCTGGTGGTGTGTCTTGTAGTATTTGGGATTTTGAATTTTTATTTGCCATATATTGGAGTATTCACCTATGCGTATCTTTTTATGGGGGTTTACTTCAATGTTTCACTTTTTGTGGTTGCTCAATTTGTCTTATATAATGGGTTTCGCATTATGGCCGTTTTATGGCACACTGATGCGTATACTGTTGAAAATGCTGTGTATTTGCTATACGCTCCGTATTTTTCAGTACTTTATAACTTGTCATATGATTCTAATGGGCAAGCAGATGCAAAATTTGCCCTTGTTAATGGCATTTTGGATCCTGTGGCGTCTTTTATTTCCTCGTTTTTGCGCCCCATTACTAGTTGGGGATTCAAATTTGTCAGTGCAAGAAAATTTGTGCCAAATTTAGTTATATACCCTCCGAAAACAGAGGCTGAGTTTGATGACCGCATTTTGGAATCTCTGAGTCTTGAGGGGTTCACTCAAGACTTTCTTAGAGAGAATTTATTTCAAGATGTGGCTATTTCTGCATGGGATGACTATCTAGTATCGCAGCAGAAGCCTTTTGTTGAATTGGCTTTCCTTCTTGCTCGGTGTGTCTTACTGTGCAGATTAGATTTCACCACTATAATTTATCTTTCCCTTTGGGCTGTTCCATTCTCATTGATGTATGCTGCCCTTATCTTTTTGAAGCTTGGGCGGGGTGCTATCATTGTCGGCTGGAGCGTTTTACGCATGTGGTTTATTGGTGCTACACTTGCTTTGTGCGCGCCAATCAGCTTTTTAATCGTGTGGATGGACACCTACCATAGGATCCTTTTCAAATACCCTATTTTGTTTATTACACGTGTTTTCAACCCGTGGTTTTGGGTGAGGGTGTATGTTTTCACTAAAACACTTATGGTTTGTGTTTTGGTGAAGATTATTTTGTGGTACCAATATTTATCATTATTGCTTGAACGTAATCAAGGTTCGCAATCAATGATTAAAAGGCGTGCTAGTTTGCAAGCTCGTTTTAACCAAACATGGTTATCTTTGCAATTAGTCATTTCTGACATTTCACTCCCTGAATTTGTTAGAAGCTTCAATACTGATTTTTCTAAAGAGAGTTTGGCAGAAACTTTTGAGAAATTAACTTCTCTTGGGTGGCCAGTAAATGTGTCGGTTTTGCCCGACATAAAATACACTGGCGATTTTGCAGATTGGTTTGTCACAAAAATTGATTTTGAACAAGGCATTCATCAGCTTCAGTGCCATATTGATGCTGATTTAGAAACCTTTGAAGCTGATAATAACTTAGTCTATAAAAGGACTGAGTCTTATGCTTCTTTTCAAAATGAGTTGAATACAACTGCTCGTTATTTCTTCCGCCCCGAATACCAATTTACTTCAATTCAGTTTGAGGATGCGTGGGATGTCTTCGGTGAGATTTTTGAAAACTCACGATTGACACCTTTTAATCGCATTATTCAAAAATGGCAAAAGAAGTATGGCCTTGCTGCGTGGGCTAAGGTTAAAGGCCCCCTTGGCAGGGAAAGAAAATTGTCTCGGCGTGAATTCATTCATTCTATTGGAATGTCTGAGTTTAAGAAATTATGGTGGCAAACTTTCCGCATTGCGCCATCTCTTGTCCCTTTAAACCCCGTGTCTGTGAAGCGTGAAGCTCTCCCAGAGAAGAAATGGGGTTTTGACAAAGTCCGCACTGTTATTGGTAGCCCGATAACTCAGTATATTTCCGCCACTATTTGGGATACTTTCCCCGCTCACAATTTTAAATGGCAGACAACTCCTAGTAAAATAGGAATGCCGCTTAATGGTTGGGCAATGGGTAAAGTTTTTGCAGAGCATGCAAAACGTGATAAGCATTATGCAGCTGACTGCAGTGCTTTTGACTCGACACTTTCAGGACCTGTTATGGATAATATTGCTGCCCTTTTTAAAAAGGGTTATGAAAAGCATAAAAACCACAATAGGATCTGTGAGTTAATCGACCACAATAGGTTTCAAGTCGAAAATGGATTGCTTGCTTTGACTTCCTCTGGGAATGTCTTTAATAAAGGAACTGGTGCTTCCACTGGTCATTCGACAACATCGTTGACGAATACAATGGGCATGGGCACTCTTTTCTTAGCAGCTTTCCGTGAAATAACTGGGTTATCGTCTAAAGAGTTTAAACATTTTAATTCACTCTCTTTATATGGTGACGATAACATGATTTCGTGGCAGATGGACGCCCCCCCGTCGTGGAATTTTAAAGCCATACAACAAACGATGGCTAAGTGGGGTGTTGATCTGCGTGAGGAAGCAACTGGTGATCTTAGCAAGATTGAATTCTTGTCTAAGTTCGCCCGTAGACCTACTGAGAAAGATATCGCTGAATTTGAAGAATTTGGCTTAGATGTCCCTGAGTGGGTAGTGTTTCATAACCGTGATAAGCTTGTTGGGAAAGTTAAAGCTCCAGTGACTAGTCGCCGGGCTACTTATGCCGCAACACGGTTAATTTCATATCTTGAGCTTTGCGCAGGGCATAGGGATATTTACGATTCCCTTGTTGCTATAATTCTGCGTAAGGTTAAACGTGCCAAAACTGAAGACCCAAACTTTAATGTTCGGATCCCTTCTTACCAAGCAATTTTGACTAATTGGTACAATCCATCCACCGATTTGACTTCTATGCATGATGAGAATCTTGTAGATGAAGAAAAGTTTAAGGATGGTTTAGTATTGTTTGGAGAGATGTCAGTTTTTGATCACTTTACAAATTTCCTTTCTAGAATTATTGACGTTTTTAACCCAGACGTTTATAATTCTACTTTTACTAATTTCGTCCAGCGTCCATTCAGGAAGTTTTCTGAGTGGCCTTTTGCTATGCTGAGTCATGCCAACTCAGCTCATACTGCCCGGCATTTGTCAACTTTGGTCCAAAAATCTCCGTATGATTGGATATCGAATGAAGTTGAGCTAGTTACGGCAGGTGATAAACGTTTTGCTACATCCAGGCTTTTGAAGCACTGGGTGTACATGGCTCTGCGTAAGGAGAGAGGTAGCTACTTCTCCCTTTACATTTCTGCAATTGATAAAAAGCTTTGCGATCTAAAAGCCATAATGTTTGGTTATTTAGATTTATCTATCAGACGAGTTGATGTGCCAATTTGGAATATTTTGTTAGTGGCAATTTTGGGTGCTATACCTGATATGCCACTGCCTGATTACACCAATTTGCCTTTATATCAGTTTGTTTGTGATTTTAGCTTTGGATCTTTGGTTGACCAGCTTTTCGCTTTCGCTATGAATAAGATTTGGTCTATGACCCCTCCAAATTTTGTGTCGGTGGTATCTGCCATCAACACTATACAGCGAGGACAACCTGTTGTCATCAAAGCTTCTACTGGGACAGGAAAAACTTCTGTGATGATAAATTTAATATCAAAGAAGTTTCCTAATTTTTCTAAGATTGTTGTTGTTGAGCCGCGTGCTGCCATTGTTAAAGGTATTGTGCCTTATATGCGTAAGCAATATGGGCTTGATGCCACAATGCTAACCCAAGGGGCGGACTTCGACTCCAATGCACGTGTTGTCTACTGCACACCTCTAGAAGTTTTGCTTCATCCAGAGTTTCTGCAGCAGAACACACTCTTTATTGTTGATGAGTGCCATGTTGATGAACCCCTTCATCAATTCTCTTTGCGCTTTTTGCGTCAGCAAAACGTGTATTTGGCCTTGACTTCAGCTACTCCACAGGAGACTGAAGACAGGGTTACGGAACTTACTGTTCCTAGGTTGTGGTCAATTGAGGAGATTGACGCCCTGAATTTGATCCAGTCATCAAATTCTTATACTTCACTACGTGGCCTTTCCCTTACTGGGGAAAACCAAGTTTCTTATATAGAACAGTTTCACATTTACAAAGGATTTGTGTCCCATTATTTGGCTAACGCCAACCCTTGGGCTAAATCTCTTGTTTTTGTGAACACTATTAAAGAAGTGGAGTTGCTTGTAAACACGCTGAAACCTGGCCCTTCTGGCCCTGTTATTGGCATGTGGTCTGGCCATGTTGATCTACCAGATAGGTGGTCGATTATTGTGTCCACATCGGTTTCTGACGTTGGTGTCACTTTACCAAATGTCGACCACGTCTTTACTACCAACACTATGTTGGAAGTTCGAGATGTGAGTGGTAAAATGGGACCTGTTTTCTGCAAGGCACCTCCTTCTTTGCTTGTGCAAAGAAAGGGGCGTACTGGCCGCACAAATAACGGCCGTTTTATTCTTTATAAGATGTTTGGCTTGCCTGATCGCGCGCCATTCACTTTTAAAGAGACTTTTTCAAATTTGGTTTCTTCTGGAGTTGACTTTGATTATATTAATCAAGTGTACCACCCAGAAGTGATTGAACTTGTTGGGGGCGATGAGCATTTTGCAAAATTTGCTCATGACCTCAAAGTGGCTGAGGAGAAGGTCTTTTCATATGCGAGGGCCTTTTCTTTATCCCATGGGTCAAATCCCAGTCCTTTGCAAGTTGGAGCTGTTAAAATAGGCTCTAAAGTTTTAGACTGGGTGACTGACTTAGCGCCAGCTACTGCTGACAACTATATTGTGTCACGTGGTAGTTGGTCCCTTCTTTCTGATGTATACAGCTTTGTTAGTGTCGCTCTGCTGGATGATTTCAAAGGCGTGCCTTTGAAACTTCATGTTAGAGAAGATGCTGCAGGTGGGCCACTCTTCCAAGCAGTGCCACCTGGGGCTGAGGCTGATGTGTTGGTTGCTACTTCACTTGCTCAAGCCAATGTTCAGCTTGGTCATTTGAAAGTCAACCAATATCAGGAAGAGCTTGAACAGAAACAGGATTTGCAAAAACAATATGCTGATGCTGTTTCTACGCTAAACACTCAAATTGTTGAGCTTCAAAATAAATTGGAGCTCAGCTTGTCCACCACGCTTGATGGGCAAGTTTGGCGTTTCTTCAGGTTCTCTGTGGCTGCTGATTGGTTCGACTTGTATTCAATGTCGGCACTAATGGCGGCTTTCACACATTTCCTGGAAACGTATGATTACTATGGTGACCTCTTCTTAGGCTTAATGCCTATTATTGAAGAGGATAATGGTAACATGCGAAATTTGATGCAGGGCATCCCTTGGGCAAATAGGGACCTCATTGAAATTTTGACTGCTTTCCGTCAAGATTGTGTGGAGAACGAACTTTCATTTGATTTAGATGAGAGATTCTTCACAAACCCAAATTTCAATGCTTTTGGGGCCTATAGCGCTACCGAGCGTTATTGAGACCCAAAAGCCCTTTTGTCTCCTAACCCCCTGAAGAGTGGAGAGCGAAACTTTGCTAGCAAAGTCGGGGTGTTTTGGTCAAATTGCTACGACGTGCTCTAGCGACATCCTAATGGCTTTAAGATGCCCTTCAATGATGACACTGTAAGAAGTCCAAAATATGTGTCGCCCGTCTGTTTATTTCTGTATATTTCTATATGTTATGTAGACTGGCGCTGAGGAGGCTTGCTAGCCGAAACACTCTGGAGTGTCCGCCAAATTTTGATAATTTTGCCTGTCATTCATCATTTTCCAGGAGGGCGCGTTTGCCAAAACGTGCGGTCCAAAAACCATCTGCATCATTCTTTATGTGTGGACACCTGGGTAACCAACGGGGGCCTAAAACTTTGATAGTTAGTAAGTCCGGTGGTTATGGTTAGTCTTGTAAACTCAGCGCGATCCCTGGAGGAACTGAGAGCAATGGCGAGACATGTCTAGGCTGACCGTTTGAAGTAATTCTTACAATAAGCCAAATGCCAAATGGAGTGGGGAGCCTCTTTGAGGTAAAGGGCCGATACTAGTAGAATCCAAAGCTAGCGGTGACGCTTTCTCCATATGGGCTGGGTGCTAGGAAAATTGCGTACACGCGACTAGCATGCCTGACAGCAACAAACAAGCGCATGTCGGTGCGGGCTGATAACCCGTGCTTAAGGTATATCGGATGAGGGTATGATGGTGGGGAGAACTGGTTTCCCATCGGACTTTCATTGTCAAAACATTTAAAATGGCATCTCCATCAATCGAAGCTAAAACAACGCAGCTCAAATTGCGCTTCGAGAAAATG